GCCCCTGTACCGGGAGAACAAGGATTTACAGGCAATGACCAATCAGGACAACCACCGGCAGAAGGTGGTGAGCAAGCTCAAGTCCCTTTGCAGTAATCACAAGCAATGGGATGCGTTTTGTGAGTATTTAGATATTATGATATCCGAAAATCACAAAAAGCTGGAACAACTAGATGACATAGCATCTATTCATCAAGCGCAAGGTGCAGTCAAGGCGTTGCGACAAATGAAGTATCTACGAGACGAGGCGTTATCAGATGTCTGATGTAAAAGTACAAATGGAAGGCATAGTTACGCCGACTTATGATAAGCGGCGAAAAGGCTACAAATTCAAAGCGGACGGCATGGAAATATTTATAAAGGGTGCTGATACCGACGCCGGTAAAAAAGCCGCTGTAGATCAAATGTCTCGTTTATTGGAAGAACAAAAAGAAGAAAAGAAAGAAACAAAAACACGTGTTTTCGCAGAGGGCGGACTTAAAGACGAAGGAGGAACAGTTGACCCAATATCCGGTAATGAAGTCCCCGCAGGATCTACTAAAAAAGAAGTCAGAGATGATATTCCTGCACAACTTAGCGAAGGCGAATTTGTGTTTCCTGCTGATGTTGTTCGTTATATCGGCCTAGAAAATTTAATGGAGCTTCGTCAAAAAGCTAAAGCTGGCCTTTTTAAAATGGAAGCAATGGGCCAAATGGGCAATTCGGAAGAAGCAACTATGGATGATGAAGGTGCTTATGACGATGAAATTGATCAGCTTATCGATAGATTTGATCCTAATGATCCTGAGACGATGAAGTTTGCGCAAGGTGGTATTGTATCTGCGAGCAACGGTGTGTACCTGCCCGGACAACAATTTACCACTGGTTATATGCCCACAACAGGATACAACCCAACACAGTCTGCCCCACCGCAACAGACTTCTTATGTAACAAACCCAGCTAGACAAGCTGTTGGTCAAGCACCTATTTCTCCAGAGCTTCGTAGATATGTTGGCCCCAATGGTGAAATATTAATGGTGCCTTTCTATGATGGCAAACCTATGCAGGGTTACACTATTCCTGCTAATTATAAATATCAGCCAGCAGAAGAGACTGTAGCACAGGCACCTGAAATTGCTCAGCCTACCGTGCAGGATGACGGCAGGGACGGCACTGATGAAGTAAAAGACGAACGAGAAGCAGAACGTCAAGCTCAAATGGCTGTGGATAAACAGATAAATACTACTTTAGCTTCTTTAGATCCTGAATTTGCTAAGCTAACAACAAAAGATCCGTTTATGACAGGAGAGCCTACATTAAATGTAAAGAGTGCGATATTCTCAGGCGTACAAACAACTTTAGGTAGAACTGCCGCTATAGAAAGAATTGCTAGTAATTTAGGTCTCGATCTAGATCAGTACAAAAACACTGGACTTGAAGGTGTTTTAAGTAAATATGACGACAAAAGATTTGCTGATGACATAAAAGCAATGCAAGAAGATGAGAACTTTGCAGAAAAAGCCAAAGCAAGAAAAGATTTGAAGAAAGACTACTTTAAAGGTGGCGATGAAGACAGCCCACTTGGTGGAATGACCAAAGCTGAGGCCACGGCGCAAATGCAAAACGACATGGACGAAATAGCAGATGCGATTGACGCGGCCTCAGAAGATTCAGACTCAGAAGATTCAGGCACAGGAGATTTTGGAGGATACAGCCAAGATGATTTTTCAGATGAAGGTGGAATATCGTTCTCCAAAGGCGGCGTAGTAAAACAAACACAACGTGCATTGAAATCATCACGTAAAAAGTGATTTCACTTAACTGGCTACCTAACGCCCTTCGGCAACCGTTAGCCCCAGACATAAAGGAAACAACATGTCAACCCCAGCAACTGAAATAGTAGAAAAAGTAGAGCAAGTAAAAGTCGCATCTGGCTTTGCTAAGCGCAACGCAAACAAGCAACGCATTGAAGAAGAAGAAGCGGAACTTCAAGAGCTATTAAAAGCAAAAGAAGAACCGCAAAAAGAAGTTAAAGAAGAGGACGACGGCCCAGAGCCAAAAGGTGCAGAGGAAAAGACCTTCAAGAAAAGATACGGCGACTTGCGTAGACACGCTCAGAAAACTGAAAGTGAATTAAAAGAACAGATTGACGAATTGCGTGTACAGCTAGACGCATCTACAAAAAAAGAAATTGCCTATCCCAAGTCAGAATCTGAATTAGAAGCATGGATGGAACAGTATCCAGACGTTGCGCAGATTGTAGAAACAATTGCTATGAAAAAGGCGCATGAACAAGCGTCTGAATTTGAAAGTAAATTTAAACAAATAGATGAAATGAAGCTTGAGGCAAAACGTGAAAAAGCTGAAGCAGAACTTATGCGATTACATCCAGACTTTGAAGAAATTAGAGAAACTGAAGAGTTTCATAGCTGGGTTGATGAACAGCCTAAATGGGTGCAGGATGCGCTGTACGACAATGATACAGACGCAATATCAGCGGGTCGAGCAATTGATTTGTACAAAGCTGACAAAGGTATCAAAGCTACTAAAAAGTCTAGTAAAGTAAAAGGTGCCGCAGAGGCTGTAAATGCTAAAACAGAAAGATCTTCGCCGGATAGTGACGAATCTAAATCCTACATTAAAGAATCTGATGTAGCAAAAATGACAGCACAACAGTATGAAAAAGATCAGGACAAAATTGCAGATGCGATCCGTGCTGGAACTTTTGTTTATGATTTGTCTGGATCAGCGCGATAAACACTTGACAAATTTATGTTTGCGAATATAACTATACGCATTAATATCAATCAGGTGGCCCCCTTTTAGGAATACCCACCGCCTAGGATAAGCAAAACTGTTACTTATTATCTCAGGCCAGAGATATGCGGTAATGGTTGCGCTCGTCCGCCCTTCTCAGAATACCCTACCTACTCAGGCCGCGACTCACTTTGGCCGGTGAGATAGCCACCCTGATGTTAGATGGCCTCTGGCGGAGTTACGTAAACCTTAAACCTACGCAATAAAGGAGTGTCTATCATGGCATTTTCAACAGCGGCGGGTTACGGTAACCTACCTAATGGTAACTTTAGCCCCGTAATATATTCAAAGCAGGTACAACTTGCTTTTCGTAAGTCTTCTATTGTAGAAAGTATTACGAACAACGATTATTTTGGTGAGATTGCTCAGATGGGTGACTCAGTCAAGATTATCAAAGAGCCTGAAATCACAGTCAAAGATTATGCTCGTGGTACAACTATTACTCCACAAGATATCGATGACGAGGATTTTTCTCTCACAATTGACAAAGCAAACTACTTTGCTTTCAAAATTGATGACATTGAAGAAGCACATTCTCATGTCAACTTTATGCAAATGGCTACAGATCGTGCCGGTTATCGCCTGCGTGATCAGTATGATCAAGAAGTCCTTGGCTACCTGTCAGGTTTCAAACAGTCTGCAATTCACGGCACACCTAATGCCGTTAACACAACTGTTAATGGAAACAAGGCTGTTACGTCTGCATCTGACGGTGCAAACTTAGTTGGTGCTGAACTTTTAGCTTCTATGTCTTTGGATGCGTCAGACTTTACGCAAGCAGACGGCACTGCCGGTACTGCAAATCAGTGCATTGGTCTCGAGCCTCGTGCTGGCGGAGCAACTAACGCCAAGTCTGGCACAACAGGTAATGCGTTCCCACTGCAAGTTATTGCACGTATGGCACGTTTACTTGACCAACAAAACGTAGATACTCAAGGACGTTGGCTTGTTCTCGATCCAGTATTTATCGAAATGCTGAAAGACGAAGATTCACGTCTTCTAAATGCAGACTTCGGTGGTTCTGGACTTCAGAATGGTCTTGTTGTTAATAATCTGCACGGTTTCCAAGTTTATAGTTCTAACAACCTACCTGCACTAGGCACAGGCCCGGCGACAGTAGGTGGTATGAATGCTAGTAATATGGGAATAATCGTGGCTGGTCATTCTTCTGCTATCGCAACTGCTCAGCAGATTAATAAGACTGAAACTTACCGTGATCCTGACAGCTTTGCTGACATTGTTCGTGGTATGCACTTGTATGGTCGCAAGATTCTTCGTCCTGAAGCAATCGTTACTGCGGCATACTGCTTAGCATAAGGGGGATTGAGAAATGGCTACAATTACATCTACTCTCAAATCTGCTACTGGCAACTCTCAACGTGGGCGTAATCCGTACATGGTTGAAAATACTATTGACCTGACTGCACAGGCAATTTCTTCTACTGCTGGAGACGTGGTACAAGCTATCACTGTTCCTGCTAATACGAAGATTCTGGCCGCAGGCTTTCAGGTTGTAAATAGTGCAACTATGAATACGGGTACTAACGCTACTGCAACTTTGGGTACAGCAGATGCAGATGAGTATGTTACAGCGTTTGACATTGATGGTGCGGCTGACGGTGCTTATGCTCCTAGCGTCACTGTTTCTGCGGATGTTGTTTTGTCTACTGCGGATACGCTAGACCTAACTTTCGCTGGTGACGGCGCAACATATACTGCTGGTAAAATTCGTGTTTACGCAGTGATGATGGACGTTAGTGAAATAGGTGACACCTCTGCCGATGAGGTAGACCGCGATACTCTCGCTTAATAAAACTGAGTCGGGGGGCTTCGGCCCCTTGATTCTTTTAGGAGATATATATGAGTAAATCCAATTACCTTGAGGACAAGATTCTAGATCACGCCCTTGGTACAACTGCGTTTACACAGCCTACCAATCAGTACCTTGCTTTGCACACTGCTGATCCTACAGATGCCGCATCGGGAGCAGAACTTTCTGACGCATCAGAAGCTAACAGGACAGGTTATGCTAGAGCCGCTATTGATTTTAACGCCGCTTCTAGCGGGACTGCGACAGGACCAGATGGCAGTAACACAATAGAGTTTACAAACTCCCACGGCAGTTCGTCTTGGACTGAAGTAACACACTTTGGTATATATGATGGCTTAACCGATGTGCCCGCAACTGTTAACGGTGCCGTGTCAAGTAGCACGAGCGTTACAGTAGATGGCAAGACAGGAACAATTGCTGTAGGAATGAAAGCTACTGCCACGGGAATATCTGGAGATGTTTTTGTTGCTAGTATTTCGTCACAGGCCAGCACCACGGCGACAGTTGTTCTAGATACCGCGGTAAGTATTAGCAATGATGTGTCTATAACATTTTCAACAAATTTATTATATCACGGCGCATTGACTACCCCTAAAACAATTGCGGCAGGTGATACGTTACGTTTTACTGCTGGTTCTATTTCTATATCTGAGGCTTAATCAATGGCTCTTGCAGTTGCTGATCGTGTAAAAGAATCCACGACAACAACGGGAACTGGTACAGTTAGTCTTGCAGGTGCGGAAACTGGGTTCCAGACGTTTGTTGCGGGCATAGGTAATTCAAATACTACCTACTATGCAATCGTGGACGGAAATACTGGCGACTTTGAAGTTGGCATCGGTACAGTTACTGATGCATCTCCTGATACTCTTTCTCGCGATACAATCCTACAATCGTCAAACAGTGACAGTGCGGTTAACTTTGGCGCTGGCACTAAGTCCGTGTTCTGTACACAACCCGCTGATAAGGCGGTGTTTAAGGATGCTGACGGCCATGTTGCGTTGCCTGATAGCGCGGAGATACGACTTGGTAATAGATCTGGGGGCGACTTAAAAATTCGTTATAATGGTAGTAACAATCAAATACAAGGTTTTACTGGCGCTCTTCAACTAACAAATTTTGCAAACGATCAAGATGTCAGAATTTTATCGGATGATAGCAGTGGAGGCGTAACAGACTATTTCAGAGCCGATGGTAGTAATGGTGAAGCTGTTTTGTATCATTACGGTACAGAAAAACTTGCCACCAAATCTACCGGGGTCGATGTTGTAG